GTTTTGGAGAGGCAAAGACCTGATGCAACTATGCGGGATTGTTACGGAAGAGTATAATAGAATGAAAGGATGGGAAGTTCCGAATGAGATCCTTATAGATTCTATTGGGGTTGGGGCAGGAGTTGTTGACAGGCTATCGGAGTTGGGTTTGCCAGCCAGAGGAATTAATGTTGCAGAGACACCCTCCATACAGACCCGCTTTAATAGGTTGCGGGATGAACTATGGTGGAAGGCTAGGGAATGGTTTGAAGAAAGGAACACGACTCTTCCTAATCAAGATGAACTCATAGCCGAACTTTCTATGCCTAGATATAATTATACGTCAGCAGGGAAATTAAAAGTTGAATCTAAAGCTGAAATGAGAAAAGCAGGGATGCAATCTCCTGATTTAGCAGACTCTTTATGTTTGACTTTTGCCCATCAATCTGCCAAAAATAATAGTAAGAGGATAGTTTATCCTGATATGGGGATCGTATGAGCCTACGAGAAATCGCAAGAATAAATGAATTAGAAAAAAAAGTTGAATCCTTAGAAGTATTAATTAAATCTTTAATGGATGCGTTTGCAGAAAAGAAGGAGCCTCATTTTGGCAAAAAGAAAAAAGGTAGATGACGAACAACTAAAGACAATAATTGACCACGAAATCCGAAATTCACTTGGGTTTGGCGGGGAGTTATTTGAGCAAAGACGAAAAGCTATGGATTACTACTATGGTGATCCTTTTGGCAATGAGGTTGAGGGAAGATCTAAAGTAGTCTCTACGGATGTTTATGATGTTATTGAGTGGATGATGCCTTCTTTAATGAGGATTTTTTCTTCTGGGGATGAATTAGGGAGATTCGATCCGCAGGGGCCAGAAGATGTCAAGGCCGCAAAACAGGAAACAGAATATGTAAACTACGTTCTTAATAGGGATAACAACGGATTCAAGATCTTGCACGACTGGTTTAAAGATGCCTTGATGATGAAGAATGGAATTACAAAGATATGGTGGGATGAATCAGAGGTAGAGAAAAGGGAAGAATACTCTGGTCTTACAGATCTGGAATACCTGAACTTAGTAAATAAACCTGAAGTAAAGATTATAGAGCATAGCGAAAACGAAGGACAAGAAGAAATGGATGCTGGCTTTACTGAAGGGGAATTTATTAGAGGAGATGTCCTACACGATCTTGTAATCACAAGAAAAGAAACAGAAGGAAAAGTAAAGATAGCAGTTGTTCCCCCAGAACAATTCTATATCTCAAGAAGAGCAGATTCTATGGAAGATGCTATCTTCTTGGGGGATAGGATGTTAATGACGATCTCTGAATTAAAAGAGATGGGATTTAAAGATGTAGATGACATTGTTGGAAACGATGAACAATGGTGGAGTGAGGAATATCAAGCGAGACACGACTACGATGATTCCGCATTAACTACAGATTTAAACCCAGGAACATACGGGGCTGAAAGAAAAATATGGGTAGATGAATGTTATATAAAAATAGACGCTAACAATGATGGTATATCAGAATGGGTTAAGGTTTTAAAAGCTGGAGAAAGAATACTATCAAGGGAAGAAGTTGACGGTCATCCTTACGTTTCTCTTACTCCAATTCCTGTTCCTCATAAGTTTTATGGGTTGTCATTAGCTGATATTACTATGGATCTCCAATTGATTAAATCTACCTTGTGGCGAAATATGTTGGACAACTATTATATGTTGAACAACGGTAGATACGTTATGGTTGAGGGTCAGGTTAATCTTGATGATCTTTTGACATCCAGACCAGGAGGTGTAATTAGAGAAAAAGTCCCAGGTGCTGTAAGACGATTAGATCAACCTCAACTACCTAATTCCTCTTTTACTATGTTGGAGTATATAGACAAGGTAAGAGATGAAAGATCTGGGATAAGGGTTTTCCAAGGATTAGATGCGGATACCCTGCAACATACAACGGCTACTGCGGTATCTCAGCAAGTAACAGCCGCTAATATGAAAATGGAAATGATCGCCAGAATTTTTGCGGAAACTGGGGTCAGGGATTTATTTTTAAGAGTTCACGAATTAGTAATTAAACATCAGGATAAAGCAAGGATGGTTCAACTAACAGGAGAGGAATGGATTCCTGTAGATCCTAGAGAATGGAGCCACCGAGCGAATATGACTGTTACCGTAGGATTGGGTAATGGAAATAGAGATCAGACAATAATGAATCTTAATATGTTGGGGACTCATTTATCTAATATTAGACAAGACCCAGAGATTAAATTTATTGTTCAGCCTGAGAATGTTTACAACTTACTTAAAGAAGCTACCAAAGCTATGGGTATGAAAAACTACCAAGACTTCTTTACTAACCCAGTAAATGTTCCAGATGAATTAAAACAACAGGGACAAGAGCAAGATCCGATGGCGGCAGTTCTTCAGCAGAAAGCTAAAGCCGATATGATGAAGGCTCAAAATGACCAGATGAAACATCAGATAGAAGCGAAGAAACTTCAAGCAGAAATGCAACAAGACCAAGTTGAAAACCAGATGGATGTTGAAAGATTTAAACTGGATATAGAAAAACTCAAACTTGAGAAAGAGAAGTTAATGGCTGATATGATGATGGAGCGAGAAGAAAATAGAATTAAACTTTTAGAACTTGGAGCAGAACTTCAAGAAAAAAGATCTATTAAAATAGGGGAATAATGGCAACTAAAGAAAAAGAAATATCAAGAGGAAAAGAAGCACATAGAATTATAGATGACGATTTATTTAAAGAAGCGTTTGTAGATTTAAAAAAAATCTATATGGAAGAATGGGAAAATTCTCCAGCAAGAGATCAAGAAGCAAGAGAATCATTATGGATGGCTATAAAGATGTTGGGTGCGGTTAAAGATCACCTTACAACTATTATGGAAACTGGTAAATTGGCTGACCGCCAGCTTGAGGAGATGGCAAGAGAATCTTCTGCAATGCGTGGGGTTGCAAAATAAAGGAGAAGTAAAATGCCAGAAGAACAACAAGAAAATGCTAATGAAGGAATCTTTGGATCTTACGAAGCTGTATCAGATGCGGCAAAGGCTATTGAAAGCCTTGAGCCTGAATACACTCCCCGTGAGAATCCGCCAGAGTCAACGGATACGGCAGAAGATGACTCTGTAGAAGAGGTCGAAGAAACCTCTGAAGATAATGATGATGCCGAAGTAAGTGAAGAACCTGTTGAGGATGTAGAAACATTTGACGTTGATGGCAATGCTGTCAGCTTCGATGAATTGAAATCCAGTTACATTAGAGACAGGAAAAACACGCAAGGTTTGCAGGACTTTGAAAGCCAGAAGCAGGAAATGGGGAAAGCCCAAAATCTTTTGGCTCAACAAAGTCAGCAATATATGCAAGCTCTGGAGGCTCTGGATAAGCGACTTAATGATCGTATTGAGGGATATGATAAAGTCGAGTTGGAAAGGCTTCGGACGGAAGATCCTATGGAATATTTTGCCAAACGGGATGAGTTGCGTGAGTTGGAAGAAGAACGGAAAACTGTTCAAGAGTCTGCTGTTAAAGAAAGACAGACTCAAATAGAACAAGCCCAAGCAGGGCATACCGAACTTCTTAAAAAAGAAGCTGATGCTTTATTGAAACATATTCCTGATTGGACAGATCCTAAAAAGGGTCAGGCTTTAAGGAATAAATTAAAAAGTTACGCATCTCAGCAAGGCTATAAGCAGGAAGAGATCGACTCCATTGCCGATCATCGTGCTTTAGTTATTCTGAGAAAAGCAATGCTTTTTGATGAAATCAAGAACGCTGATGCGGGTGGTAAAAAAACACGCAACGCACCTAGGGTACAACGCCCAAGGGGTTCCGACTCCAGAGGTTCTGCTGGTTCGGACAAGCGTAATCGACAATTAAAGACATTGAAGAAATCAGGCCGAGTGGATGATGCCGCAGGTTTGATTTTTGATTTGCTTGAATAAGAAGGAGAAGTATAATGGCACAACCAACTAACACATTTGACTCCTATGATGGGGCAAATAGTAACAGGGAAGATCTTGCGAATGTTATTTATGACATTTCGCCTACAGATACTCCTTTTATGAGTTCAATTGGGCGAGTTAAAGTCCAATCTACAACTCACGAATGGCAGACAGATTCGCTTGCCTCTCATACTGCTGATAATAAAGTTATTGACGGTGATGAAGCGACAAATGACGCTATTACTGCTACTACCAGAGTAACCAATAAAACTCAGATTTCTGATAAAGTAATCGTAGTTTCTGGAACTCAGGAAGTTGTTAATAAAGCGGGTAAAAAATCTGAAGTAGCTTACCAGATTGCAAAAGCTGGGAAAGAGTTAAAGCGAGATATGGAAGCTCGTTTGACTTCTCCACAGTATATGGTAACTGGCAGTTCTTCTGCCGCTAGAGAATGTACTGGTGCGGAAACTGTTATGACCACGAATAAGTCTCACGGAACTAGTGGTGCTACTACGGGTAGTGCTGATGTTACTGATGGTACTCAACGTGCTTTAACAGAAGCTATGGTAAAAACCCAGATGCAAAATTGTTTTACTCAGGGCGGAAATCCAGGGATGTTGATGTGTGGCCCGTTCAATAAAACAAAAGTTTCTGGTTTTAGTGGTATTGCTACTTTATATCGTGACCAAAAGAATGTAGGTCAGGGTGTAATCATTGGTGCGGCAGATATCTATGTAAGTGATTTTGGAACAGTAAAAGCTATTCCTAATCGTTTCAGTAGAGATCGTACTGTTATGGTACTTGATACCGATTACTGGGCAGTTGGTTATCTTCGATCTTTTCAGGTCAAGCCTTTAGCACGAACTGGTGACTCTGAAAAACGTCAGATGCTTTGTGAATATACTCTTGAGTATAGGAATGAAGCTTCTTCTGGCAAGGTTGCAGATTTAACTACTTCCTAATAACAATTGAATACGGGAGGGGTGTAGTTTGCCCCTCTCTTATTCTATATTGAATGGGGAATAATGCCTGACTTCAAAAATGGTAGAAGCGGTGAGCAAGGTATCTGGAGAAACGCTAGAGTTGTTCCTGTTTTTCGAGGTAAGAAGAACAAAAAGAAAGATAAGAAAAGGCTAATATTTGCACGGCTCTTGAGGGAAGTAATGAGAAAAAACAAAGTTAGATGGAGGAACGCACCCCTTGATGAATATGAGCGGGTTTATAACAAGTTTTGGGCTGAAAAGAAAAAAGTGACAGAGGATGATATTGAGTTAATGCGAGAAAGGGTTGTTGTTTTATAAAACTAACACCAAATTTGAGGGTATTATGCCAACAGTAAGAGGGAAGAAATTTAGCTATACAGAAAAAGGTAAAAAAGCGGCAAAGAAGTACGCTAAAAAAGTAGGTAGTAAGGTTAAAAGTAAAAAATCAAAGGGAGGATATTGATAATGGCTATGGACTGGAATAAATTTATATGGTTTATGATTGGTTGGAGTGTGTCTGCTATTTTCTATTGGATGATATAGTTTATGTATAAAAAATTAAGTTCAGAATGGAATGGCGATATTTTACAGAATATCTGGTATGATGAATGGAAGGACACAACTGTTCTTGAAAACCAGCAAAATGAAGATCCTATTCTCAAATATAATAAGATTCTAAGAAACGAATGGGATTCCAGGTATAAAGTTGGAGGACATAAAGAATGGCATCACGCCGCAACTATTCCAATGATTGTTATTGAAAAGTTGATGCGGGATGGGATTTGGCAAGATCAAAAGGCTATGAATAAATGGTTAAATGATCCTGCAAATATAGGTTACAGAACATCCACCAGTAATATTTAGGAGGAATTATGGATTTTTTTATGAGTCAGCCTTGGTATGCAATGGCAGGAGAAATTGTTCTTTTTGCTAATACCGTTACTATGGCTATGCCGACAAGATGGAGAGATAACGTAGTTATGAATTATATGTCTAGGATTCTTAATTTCTTAGCTATGAATATATTTAAAAACAAAAATATGGATGATGTCTTATAAATGGCAATAGGAACTTTTTCTGAGTTAAAAGAAGCTATAAAAAGCTGGAGTAATAGAACGGATTTAGACTCTACTATACCTGATTTTATTAAACTTGCTGAAACAAGGATTAATAGAAATATAAGGATCAGGTCTATGGAGACTAGGGTTACTGCTAGTACGGTAGCTGAACAAAAGTATTATGGGTTGCCAACTAATTTTGTTCAGATGAGGCATTTTAAACTTAATACTTCCCCTGTAACTGACCTTGAATATCTGACTCCAGAAAGACTGGATACGTTATGGGCAGGAAGCCAGACGGGGAAACCTGTTGTTTATACGCTAACTGGGGATGAGGTTAGAGTAGCCCCTACTCCAGATAGCGTGTATACAATGGAAATGCTGTATTATAAAAAGTTTGATGCTCTTTCAGATGCAAATACAACAACGGAATTGCTTACAGCATCTCCTGATATTTATTTATACGGAGCGTTAATAGAATTAGCCGCTTTTACCGAACACAATGAAGGTGTACTAAAGTGGACACAATTATTTAATGAAACTATTACTGCTATTCAAAATGAAGATAACAGGGATAGACATTCTGGCTCGGCATTGAGAATGGTTCCCGACTTTAAAGGACATTAGATATGGCAGAGCAAACAACAACTTGGGCAACGGTATCAGAGAATACTACGGTTTGGGCAACAGTATCAGAAGATGTTACTGTCTGGTCTATAGCTTAAAGGAGATAATTAAATGGGTTTAGAGTCTGGCACATATATAGATAGTTTGGTTTCAACGAATCCGCTAGGATCTGACAACCGTAGTCAAGGTGACGATCATATTCGTTTGATTAAATCAACTGTCAAAGCATCTTTCCC